CCAACAGCATTCCCGATGGTACTGAAATCCGTAGGGACCTCAGTGGCTATGCCATTAGCAATGCCTTGCATTTCTTCAAGAGCTTTCCCACCAGCACCAGTTTTGGTGACAATGGTGTCCATTCCCTCATCAATTTCCCGGAATGCATCTAGAGCGCTCTTTCCAAAATCAACCAACTTTTGACTGATCTCAGATAACTTCTCAGAGAATTGATTCAGCAATTCAGCTTTCAGAAGCTTATTTGTCTCTTCTAGACCGCTACTAGCTTTCTTGCCTGACTCACCAAGGTTCTCCATCTCATTAGCAAGCCCGTTGAAAGCGGCCTTTGACTCGTTCAATTGAGTTTCTAGCTTATTGACTTCTGTTGAGTTCTCGCCATACTCTTGTTTTGCAATGGCAAGTTGTTTCTCAAGGTTCTCGACCTGTTGAGCAACAATCTCACTTTGCTTCCCAATCTTTTGTTCAGCAAGTGCCAGCTTGTCTGCTTCACTAGCGTTAGACCCCATCTGGCTTTCTTGTAGCTTGAATGAGCTGACAACTTTGTCACCTTCACTTGCAAGGCGCTGTTGCTCGTTTTGAAGCTCTTTCAGTTGTTCACGGTTGGATTTTGTGGCATTCCCATTTCCGTCCAATGCCTTATTGACATTTTCAAGCTTGTTCTCGTAGCCTTTCAGGATGTTTTCCGTTTGGACCACTTCCCGTTGAAATGCACGGTATTGATCAGCACCAATGTCACCACTCTTGAACTGAGCTTCAACTTGTGCTTGTGCCTGTCTCAATGTTTCCAATTTCTCCTTGGTAGTTGAGACTTGCTTTTGAAGCACTTCTTGCTTCTGAGCCAATAGAGTCACATTCCCTGTGTCAAATTTCAGAGCCTTGTCAATGCTCTTCAATTCTTTTGCTGCTTCGATAGAAGCAGAATTTACTTTCTTCAGGGCATTTTGAAGGGGCTGTGTGTCACCACCAATCTCAATTTTTATCCCTTTAATATTACCGGCCATATTTCCTCCTTTCACATAAAAATATAAAGAGCGCCTAAAGGTTTCTCGTGGTCAATCGTCCATCTATTCGATGAACTTGACCTCAGATTCTTCCTCTCAGCACTCTATTTCAAACTAAAATGAGTCAAAATCTGACTGTGTGGCTTTGCGTGTTTCTGATTTGTTCTCAGTACGCAAATTCACATAATCTGTTTGATAATCCAGAGCCATTCCAATTGAAATGTGCTTCAGATCATCAATTGTAAGACCAGTTTCTTTACAGCAAGAGAGATAGGATTCTACTGTAAAGATTTCATCACTGGCTGATTCTGACTCATCTGGTTTTTTTTTGATGTCATTGTATCATTGATCATTCCCATCAAGATTGGAGCGATGTCCTGCAAAGGAAATTCCTCCATCTCCATGAAAAATTGTTCATAAGGCTTGATGTATGGATTCCCTGATTTTGTGAAAACCCAAAAAAGGCGATTGAAGAAGGTCATGTCAAAATTGGCCAACATGTTGATGTCAACTTCATTGTTGCCATTCTCAGCCATTTGCATGATATTCTGGTTTGAGATCATTCCAAATAGATCTTGGAAGAAATCTTTCCCAAACTCACTCTTATAAGCAATAGGAGTGTAAGCATTTGTTACAAGCTCATACTCCTTTTCACTAATGATCACACTCTTACGCATTTAAGACCTCCTTAATTACAAAGCTTGATTAGGTTCATAAACCTTTTCAAACCATTTCTTATAAACTTCTTGATCATCCGCTGATGTGATTGAGCGTTTTACAACTTGGTCACCGGGACGAGGACTAGCATTGAAGCTCAATTCACGTTCATTCACGTTGGTTCCGTTCTTGGTAGCTGATCCGCTTGATGGGCGACTTGCTGAACAGTAATACATGACATGGCGTGTCTTGTTAGCATCGCCAGCAAATTCAAACATAAGTGCGAAGTTGGTTGTCTTCGCATCTGCTTTTTCTGTGACCACTCCTGTTGTAGAGTCTTTGATGTCGCCCAAAATTTTTGTTGCGAATGCTTCAATGATGTGTGGGACTTTGAATTTACCTTCGTAACCTTCGTTTGAGTTGACGAAGTAATAATCAATGTTATCAGCTTTCACTGATCCTGAATCCCCTTTAGGGTCCAGCGTCAATTCCATCGCTCCAGGGAAGCGGAATACTTGACCATAAGTGATCACTCCTGCTTCACTGATTGATTGGATTGGTGCCACATGGACATTTTCAAGTCCAAATGTAACTTTGTTTTCAGTCATTTCTTTCCTCCTCAATATAGATAGACTTCATAAGACTTCACAAACAGTCTTTCTGATTCAATAAAATTTTCTTCTTGAACATCATAAAAGAGCTTGTGGTCATTCCACAGCTCTTCCAATCGTTCTTCTAGCTCCTCATCTTTTCGTTCAAATGCCAATTCTACAGTGACAGCACGGATCATGTATGATGCTTGATTGTCTGTTCCTGTGATAGATGGCAAGCTTTCAAAATAGACAAGGTAAGGCAGCGTGGGGACATTTCCTTCCCTGAATGCCTTGTAAGTGACAGGCAGGCCAGCCTGTTCCAAAATTTCTGCAAACTCTGACAGCTTCATCTTCCAAGCTCCTTCAATTTCTTTTCAAAATTCTCAATAGCGTGATCTTCTGCCGGCTTGATGTGTACTATTCCGGAAACCCGTCCCCCGTTCCTCTTTAAGTGACCAAATTCAAGCAAATGTGGGAGACGGTAATTTGTGTTGTGAACCACAAAATTACCTTTCCCCATTTTTGTTTTTTTCCACGATTTGGCATACTTACCACCTTTTGCCCTTGGACTTTTTGGACTTGTGGTTTTTAATTCTTGGACGGCCTCTTCTGCTGTTTCTTCCGCTATCTTGTCCACTTCTTCTTCAACTTCTGTGGAATACTCTGCTAATGCTTTAGCGATTTGACTGGCTAGATCTTGGCTCATGTCATTTTCTCCACCAGAGTCAATTCAAGGATATTGAGGTTGATTGGATATGTCTTCAAAATCCGGTACTCTTTACCGCCAAATTCAGCAAATTCCTGATTGTCATATTCAAAGCTGTGAATATCAACAATCAGATTTGGACGAATGCCAGCCTGATTGGCTTGGTAAAATTCGGACCGTGTAATAGATTTCTTTTTACAAAAAATTGTAGTCTTTACTTTCTCAGTCAGATCTTGCTTGAGCTTGTCCTTGCCTGTAATTTTAAAACCTATCAATGTGATTTCATCATTCCACATCTCACACCTCTTTCTTGGAAGAGATTTGCAGATTGTGCAAGCGCCATTGAAGGTGACGTGGTAAATCAACACCACCTTCATAGCGATAAGCAGCAAAGTCAACAATGAACATTTCATGGTCAGCACGATCTGGAACCAATTCAACACCCAGATTGTTTGTTAATTCGCTGATGACGCTTGAGACAATCTTCTCTAGTGTTTTATCACGCAAATTTGAAGCAATTCCTAATTTTATTTTAAGTAATTCCACTAACTGACCAGTGTCCATGCTATTCTTCCTCTTTCTTGGTTGCTTTCTTGCGTTTTGGTTTTTCTTCAGTGGTCTCTTCTACTTCCTCAGTAGTTGCTTCCACTTCTTCAGAGGTTTCTTCTGCTTTCTCAGCAGTTTCTTCCACTTCTTCAGCAGCCTCTTCTACTTTCTTAGTATCTTTCTTTACTACTTCATCAGTGATGAAGATTGAGCCTGCTGAGTTGAAGCCTGTCAAGAGTCCTTGAACAAACTCTTGATCAGGTTCATAGCCTTTGCGTGGAAATACATCATCAATTTTATATTCATGTTGTTCTTTGTCACGCATGTCCTTGAATGGACGGATTACTGTATAGGGCATGTGATACCTCCTTACGCTACAACATCAGTGTATGTGCCAAAGAATCCAGCAGCTTCATCTACTTTCTTGACGTCAAGACGTAGGAAGAGCCCAAGCAATTGGCCATAGATGTCATTGTTAATCCATTTGACAGATACTTGAAGACGGTCAAACAATTTAACGAATTCAGCAACATCTCCAATAAAGAACTTCATATCACCTTCATTGCCAAACAAAGTGTCATCCACTGGATAAATCTTTTTGCCACCGAATGAATAGCCTGTAGGTGATGTGACATCTGGTTGAAGCATATATTTCCCATTTTTATCCTTGACCTTGTCAAGCGCTGCAAACATTGATTGAGTTACAACAATACTTGGTTTGTAGATTGATTTTAGTTTCTTGTTGTAGATATCTTTAATGCCATCTAATCCAGCAGCATCTGCTTGAGTAGCTGTTTTGAGTACAGCAGTAATCAATGAAAGCTCAGTATTTTCACCTTGATTGACTACTTCGTCTTCTACAATAGACATGATGTCATAGTCTGCATCGTCAATCATTTCTTGAGATACAGGAATGTATCCACGGTAAGTCTTGATTGAGTAATCAATTTCACTGATCTTTGGTTTTCCAAGTTCAGGATTTGCTTTCAATTCATCAGTAGAAGCCATTTTCCCATCTGTCTTCTTGATAACTGGATATTTACCAGAACCACTATTTACTTGAACACGTTGGACAAGATCCAAGAGTGGATTGCGTGTCTTTTCAAGGAAGTGAGGTTTTAACACTTCAGTTGGGATCAAAGCAGCGCTTCCAGAGTCAGTTGTTTTAAGGCCTTCAATGTCACGAGTTTGACCAGTACGAATGAATTTAGCAATTGCGTCACGTTGTTCCAATTTCTTTCCTCCACGTTGCTCAACATCTTTGAATGTTGGGGCTTTTCGATTTTGCTCATCAACTTGTTTTTGAAGATCTTCAATTTCTTCTTCAAGTTTTGCTTTTTCTGCTTGTTTCTCTTCTAATTCTTTTTGAAGATCTTCAAGGCTCTTTTCAACCGTTGAAACTTCTTCTTCAGTTTCAGCACGGTCCAATTTTTCTGCTTCGATTGCAGAACGGTTGTTCAATTCTTCAATTGCTTCTTCCAATTCAACAATCTTGTTTGCTTTGGTGCGCATACGTGCGCCCAGAATTAATGCTTTGTTCATAGATTGTATTTCTCCTTAATTTTCATTTTGCGTTCATTTAACGCTTCACTATTAGCACGTTTCAGACATTCAAAGTCTTTCTTGCGTGCAGCAATTTCAGTCTGTGGATATGCTGGGAACGTGCAAGGGCTGACCTCAAAGATTTCAAGCTCTAACACGGTATCAAGATAAGAACCATCTTCACGCTCAATGGTATCCACTTTGATAGGCATAAATCCAAAACTGCATCCAACAATATCCCCACGCTTTACACGGGCATAAGCTCCCATAGCGTCTGGATCATTTCTGTTGATGATAATGTCACCATAAAGGCCTTTGTCATCAACTTTGAGACTCACTGTGCTGTTCCCTGTGCGTCCTAAAACTAGGTTATGATCATGATTGAATAATGCACGGATGTCAGCGTTCTTGATTGCTTCTTCCACTCCTGCACGTTTGATCACTTCAAAATAGCCTGGCCACAGCTCAGTTTCTTCATCGAACCGGATGAAGTAGCCACTCAGGATCAAGTCACCAGATTCTTGTTCTTCTCGTGTCTCGAATTGAGTAGCAATGTATGAATTACGTTTCTTCACTGGCATTTCCTCCTTCCTTGTTTAGTTTGCTCTGATTGCCTAACTCGCCTTGTGGCAGATAGTTTTCAAGAACAATAATTTCATCCATTTCAGGATCTGGAGTCATACCAACCCAATCTCTCCACTCATTTCTACGCATTGCGGCACTGTTGGTCATTTGTTGAGCAACAGTTGAAAGCTCTGTAATGTCGTAAGAATACAGTGAACGTGGATTGAATTTGAAGTAGCGTGTGGTTGAAGTCAGTAGGTCTCTTGTGAGCGTCTGAGTGATCGTTGTTGCGATGCTCATGATGGTAGTGTTTACAAAGTTGTTGTATTCTTCTTTGTTAAAATCTCCCACACCTAACACAAAAGCCGGAACTCCTAACATCCCAGCTACTGTTTTCTTATCAATTTCTACTGACTCATTCAAGGCAATGTCATTCAGACTTAATGGCTTCACTTGTTCCACTTCCATCAAGGCATCAGGAACAATCCAAGGTTCCCCAGACTGGCTTGTTGTCAAGTATTTCTTAGCGATTTTTTCACGCCCCTCAACAGTTCCAAGTTCTTCACTGGATGAGTCCACCTTCACAATGAGGCTTGGAACGTTCTTTCCGTTCATAAAGCCCTTCTTGGTCTGTGTAGCCATGTTCAAATTACGCACAATATCTTTCAA